GCAAGGCAATACTTGCCGTTCGTCGGGAGACGCAGGCAGATGCTTGCAACGGATACGGGGACGGCCTACAGTTCACCACATGGAGCCGGCATGGTGTCGGCGGGGAGAAGAAAGATGACTAAGTCAGAGCTGGTAAAGGTAATCATTGCCACTGAAGAGGAGCTGTATGACGGGTTAGATGCACATGGCTTTGACTTCAAGTCAGTCGCCATGAAGCTGGAATCGGCAAAGGCCGAGCTTGCTGCCCGCTTCGGTATCGCTGTTGGCTACGGCGGCATCCAGTACAGCATCCGCGACTAACCAAAAAACCGGCCTACTGGCTTGCTTCGGTGGCGAGTTAATAAACGGAGACTCTGAAAAATGAACATCACGCAAGCTGACCTTGACTACCTTGCAGAAGTGGCACGCGACCTGCCGCCGCTGCTGACGCTGGATGACTGCCGCTGCGGATGCCACGGCGACTACACTGACCACTCAATGCGCGCCGGAGAGTCAGGCCGCAACAGTTCGGAGATTGTGAGATGAGAGATATGAAGCCGTTGATAGTAAAGGCGTCGCGACATCACGACCAAAGCATCGCTGATCGCCAATTCAGCATTGAGCAGTCAGACTATGAGCCGGGCGACTTTGGCAAGAAATACGTTGGTTTCTCCGGGTACTTTGGCGAGGCTGGCCCGCACGTATTCGCCGCCGCGCCTGAATTATTGGAGGCTTTGACGATGGGCGCAGAAATAAACACGCCTGATTTAATGGATTGGATTGCTGACAGATTAGTCTTTGTCCACAAGGAAAATCCAAACATTGATTTTGTTAAATCATTAAGAAATAGGGCGGCCACAGCCCGCGCCGCCATCGCCAAAGCAAAGGGTGAGCAGCCATGACCGACAAAGCTACATTTGGAGAATGTGAGATGAGAGATCAGGACGTAAACCAGATATACCTTAACAAGTATCTGGCGGAGCAGGAGCGAGAAGATGCGTACCAGCAGGCAGTCACGGACAAGATAGAAGAGATGTGCCAGCGCGCCCTTACCGGCGATGATCTTGAGGAAGGCTTGCACATCGTCACCAGCAAGTCAGGAACCATGTCTATGGCCATACTGCGAGAGCATATGATGAAATGGCTTGATTCCCGCGCCGATCTCGATGCTCGGTTGATGTGCGCCTCAATCGAGGGCCTGATGTGCCATGCACGCTTTATGGATGCGCTGGACAATGCAGAAGAGGAGCTTTTGAAATGACCGAAAAAGCCTATATCCCAGTCTGCACAGACGACGAGAATGACGTTGATTGCATCATCGAGTATGAGGTGACGGGCTTTTATAGCCTGCACCTGACTGCCTGCAAGGTCTACGATGACGGGCCTGACATCCTACCGATGATCGACGAGGCCGAGCAGGATCGAATTGAGCAGGCAATATGTCGCAGGATTGAGTGGAAAAAAGAACCGCGCTACCAGGGGGACAATTGAAATGAAAATACTGCTGCCATCAAAAGAAATTATTGAGCTGCCAACAGGCATTAGCCTGCTTGATGCCATAATAAAGCTGAAGCAGTACAACGCGGCACTGACGGGCGTTGTTTATAAAGGCTATTACCAGACGCGGAGCATTAACTGATGAGCGTGATAATTAACTTCGATCGGATCGAAAAAACAGCACGCGACGGAGTGGCAGTGGTCACATCAGCATGGTCAATTGCGGCCGACCGTCCTCCGGCGATGCCAGAAAGCATCAGCCAGGTTGCTGAGGGGCGCTGGTCACGAGTGACCGAGGGGCGAGTCTCAACAGTGCGCGAGACTTGGGTGGTGGTGGCTTGAGGGAGTTGTTAGACCACAAAATCTAGGAGAACGAAATGTGTGAACTGATTGAAAAGCACGAACCTGTCCATGATTGCGATTGCAGAGAATGCGCATTGGTAGAGCGTGACAGATTGCGTATTGCGCTGAAGCAATCCAACAGCCAGACTGAACATTTTGAGCGCGAATGCTGCGGCACATTTCCTGGATCGCCACACCGGGCAACCTGCGCAAAGTATCGGGGTAAGTTCAAGGTGCCTAACACCAACTAGCCACCAAAAATGCCTAACGCAAAGTTAATGCAGAAAGCAGGGGCGGTGTGGCGGGTGGCAGTTGACGCGGGAAACGGAGTAGGTTAGATTCATGGCTCGGGAGTCGTGTCCCTTTCTAGAGTCAATACAAAAGCGTCTTTTTGACTGTGGCCTCTAGCCAACACGACCAGTCACTAAGGCGCTTTTTTATGGGTGGTGTTTATGAGAGTTTACAATCGAGAGGTGAATGTTTATGACGCGTCAATTGCGCGCCTTGACTTCATCTTTGCAAACTTTGAGCGTATCTACTTGTCTTTTTCTGGAGGCAAGGATTCTGGCGTAATGCTAAACCTTGTTCTCAAGTACATGCGTGAGCGTGGCATAACCAATAAGATCGGCGTTCAAATCCTGGACAATGAAGCGAACTACGAGCTTTCGCTTGAGTTCATGCACAGCATTATCCAGAAGAACCTTGACCTTCTTGATGTCTACTGGTGCTGCCTTCCAATCACTCTGCCATGTACCGTTAGCTCCTATGCAATTGAGTGGCAATGCTGGGGGGAGCGTGACAAGGATCGTTGGATTCGCCCAATGCTGGATCAGCCATACATTGTCAATTTCCAGAATCATCCGTTCGACTTCTTTGAAGAGGACATGAGTTACGATGAATTCTGGGATGGCTTCGCAGAGTGGTACTCTCAAGGCAAGACATGCGCCAATCTTATCGGCATCAGAACAGCAGAAAGCCTTAACCGTTTTCGCGCCATCATGAATGAGCGAAAGGAAACAATGGGCGGCATGATGTGGACAAAGAAAAACACAGCCCACACTTACAACTGCTACCCAATTTATGACTGGCGCACGGAGGATATCTGGACTGCTAACGCTAAGTTTGAGTGGGAATATAACAAGCTGTACGATATTTTCTACAAGGCTGGCGTACCAGTGCACAAGATGCGCGTGGCATCGCCATTCATGAGCGAGTCAAAGTCCAGTCTTAACCTGTACCGCGTAATTGACGGTCATACATGGGCCAAGCTGTGCTCCCGTGTTCAGGGCGCAAACTTCATTGCACATTACGGAAAGCAGCTAGGCTACAAGAGCCTTAAGTTGCCGCCAAACCATACATGGAAGTCATTCACTAAATTCCTGCTGGCTACATTACCAAAGGAAGTCAGCGGAAATTTTAAGATGCGCTTCATTCAGTCGTTCAAGTATTGGGGGCGGGTGGGGCGCGGGCTGGAAAGCGAAATCATTGAAGAGATGGAAGCAGCAGGAATCCCATTCAAAAAGAATGGGCTGACGCGGCATGGATCGCAAACCCTGACAAGAGTGCAGATGAAGCGATTCCCTGACCACGTTGACATGCTGTCGTGCCATAACAGCAAGGTTGCAAGCTGGAAGCGGTTTGCAATAACCATTCTCAAGAATGACCACACATGCAAATACATGGGCCTTGCTCCTACAAAAGAGCAAGCAACCCGCCAGCGCCAGATCATGGAAAAGTACAAGACAATTTAAGGGGAATACCATGAAAATCATCGAAACATCAGCACTGCCAGAAGATCGAAAGGTTCAGTTTCACTCGGGCGTGAGCAATCGCATCCTTCTGAAGAAAGATGGTATGGGGTTTGGAATGACAAAGACCGTCATTGAGCCAGGAAAGAAGGTTTTCCAGCACTATAAGAATCACTTGGAAAGCTGCTATTGCGTATCTGGTCGCGCAACGCTGACAAACGCAATAACTGGCGAAGAGTTTGAAATAACGCCAGACGTTACTTATGTGCTGGACAAGAATGATCCGCATTGGTTTGAGGCTCATCAGCAGACAGTTCTTATTTGCGTATTCAATCCGCCATTGTCCGGGCAGGAAACGCATCAGGCGGATGGCAGCTATTCACTCCCAGACGAAGGATTCCGCTCGCCAGTTTATGACGTGAAACGTGTGCCGATGGAGAAGGTAAAGGCCAACGACTACAATCCGAACAGCGTAGCGCCTCCAGAAATGGCGCTGCTTGAGACATCAATCTGGGAAGATGGCTACACTCAGCCAATCGTTACTTTCTATGATGAAGAGCAGGATATTTTCATTGTAGTTGACGGGTTTCATCGTTATTCAACACTGAAGAACAGCAAGCGCATCATGGAGCGCGAGCAAGGCCATCTGCCTATTGTTGTCATCAACAAGGCACTTGGCGACCGCATGGCGTCTACTATCCGTCACAATCGTGCTCGCGGCTCACATAACATTGAACTGATGAGCACAATCGTTTCAGAGCTTGTCGAGATGGGGAAGGGAGACCGCTGGATTTGCGAGCACATCGGCATGAGCGCAGATGAATTGCTCAGGCTGAAGCAAATCACTGGCGTGGCTGCGTTGTTCGCTAACCGTGACTTCTCGGATAGCTGGAACGCTGAAGGCGGATGGGATGACGATGATGAATAGGATTTATCATCACTGGGAGAAGTGGGAATGCTACAAGGCCGGCTTCTACGGAAGCCAGCTACCGTTTCCAATGACGCCAGATGAAGCCAAGAAAGAGTACGCCATCTTTCTAGCAGATATACCAAGGTTCTGCGATGCGATGGAAAGAGTCCTGATAGAGTGGCCTGTATCATGCGACCAGTTTCTATCTAACGACAACATCAATCGCATTGCATGGCTTGGGCAGTCATCAATGTGCCTTGAAACTGGCGTGCCTAGCATGTATCGAGGCGGATTTAGGATTCTATCAGTTGCGCAGCAAAGGGCAGCTAACAATGCGGCGCAATCATATCTAGATAAATGGCTAAGGATGAAGGGCGATGAAGCGGGTAGACGAATACATAGCGAACTGGATGAAATGCGGTTATTCTGATGGAATCCCAGATGAGGTTCCTGATGAGCTAATGCGTCTTGGCCTTGCGCCATCTTACAAGGCAATTGCAATTGCAATACTCAAGAATGACTTGCAATTCACTTCGCTTGGATTCCCTGGAAAGCACAGCGACTGGTATTCAGCATTAAAACAGATAGAAATTGCAGAGAGAAATGATGACCCGCAATACAGCCTTTTCGCATGACGCCCCTAAAGCACTGGCCGGAGCGCGTAAGCGCAGCGAAGCCGTCCGGCGACCGTTAAAAAATACAGAGAGAGGTGGGGAATATGAGCAAATGGATTGAGTGGAATGGTGGAGCCATTCCTACTGGCATGAACCCGCGCTACCTGATGCCGTGGGCCGAACGTCGCGCCCACGGTGACGTAAATAAAGCGGTACGGATGGTGCTTGGCGATCACATCGCCATACGCCGCACGAAAGAAGAAACTGGGATGAGCCTAGCGCAGATCATCGAACGTCTGGCTGGTGAGTCGATTGCGGAGAACTGCCGGCAGACTGGTTGCTGTCCGGCGACTATTAAGAAGTATCGGGAGAGGTGGGGAATATGAGCGATACAGATAAGCAGGCACTAGACATGGTAAACCATCCGCCGCACTACACGGCAGGCGGTATCGAGTGCATCGAAGCAATCCGCGCCGCACTCACGCCGGATGAGTTTCGGGGCCATTGCAAGGCTAACGCCATGAAGTACATTTGGCGCGAACGTAACAAAGGCGGTGACGAATCCATCCGCAAGGCAATCTGGTATTTGACGGAGATGTTGAAGTGACCAAACAAGAAATGATGCAGATTAATCGTGTTCTGGCGATGAGGTGGTAACGTGTCATACATACTGACCGAACCGACACAAATATGCTTTTCTGGTGGCCGAACCAGCGGGTACATGCTGCATCATATTCTTGAAGCCAATGGCGGTCTGCCGGATAACTGCATCGTTACGTTCCAGAACACGGGAAAGGAAACTACGCAGACACTGGACTTCATTCAAGAATGCAGCCAGCGGTGGTCGGTGCCTGTCGCATGGATTGAGTGGGACGGATTCATTCCGCCGGGTCGGAACAAGTGCAATTTCCGCATCGTTGACCGCGCCACCTGCTCTATGAATGGCGAGCCGTTTGCCAAGATGATTGAGTCTCTTGGCTATCTGCCAAACCCAACGCAGCGACTCTGCACGGCCAACCTCAAGGTCAAGGCCGGTGAGGCTTTCATGCGCTCCCTTGGCTATGCCGAGTGGCAAAACGCCATGGGCATCCGCGCTGATGAGCAGCGCAGAGTGTCTCGCTTGCGTAGCGCGGGCCGTGACAACTCATGCGGTAGCCCATTCTTGCCACTCGCTGATCTTGGCGTAACAAAAGCGATTGTAGGCGCATTCTGGAAGCGCCAGCCGTTTGATCTGGCCCACGGTAACAACAATGGCGTAACGCCTCATGGAAATTGTGACCTGTGCTTTCTGAAGGGAGCCGGGACTGTTATGTCGCTCATTCGCGAGAATCCCTCCATAGCCGACTGGTGGGCAGAACAAGAGCAAAAAATCACGCATGCAGGAAATGCCGGCCAGTGCGGGCGATTCCGATCAGATCGGCCGAGTTATACCAAGATGAAGGAATACGCCATTAACCAGATTGAGTTTAAGATGATTGACGATAATGGCATGGACTGCTTTTGTGGCGATGGATCGTGAAGTTGCCACGATCACTCAGCAACGGCCCTGACATAAGCCTGGCACTCGCGGAAGGTGAACTAGCTAGGAATCCTTACCAGTTCAAAATGAGGTGATGAGATGACATTGCGCGAAGAGTTTGAGTTTGAGACAGATCGTGGAGCGACATACAACAACGGCGACTATGTGAAGTGGCTTCTCAGAAAACTGTCAGACGTAGAGTTCGCCATGGGAGAGGAAGAGGCTGACGGAGTTTTAACCGAAAAGTATGATGACATGCTTGAGCGGTCAGACTATATCAGCGGAGAGATTCTCTCATTCTTCCCCGACCCGGTTCTTCCCTAAAACCGAATCCCCGCCCGAACCCTCACAACCTCCGCGTCGGCCTCAACTCCCACGCGGAACGGGCCTAAGTCACGGTCTAGGAATGCGCCGGGTTTCTTGTCGGTGTCGTATGTCACGCCAGCCGCCCACTTGTTCTCGTTGCGCTTTATCCACTTCTCAATCGGTATATCAATGCCGCCTACAATGTCTCCATCTGGCGAGCTTGCCACAACTCGCCTGCCTTCATCTTGCTGGATCAGATCGAGGCGGACGGTGAGGGCTGGGCATTCAAGAACGGGACACAGCCCGCTCTGGTCAGGCTTGGTTGGCTCTTTCTTCTCGGGCTTAGGCTTCACCTTCACCACCACTGTGCGCTCTACCTTCCCCGTCAGCTTAGGTGCGGGTGCGTCCGGCTTCGCTTCAGGATCACGCTTTAGGATGACGGAGCCATCACGTTGCTCCACAGGTGGCGCAGATCCCTCTGATATGCTCTCCGAGTGATACAGACGGTAGCCAGCCGCTAGTCCGCCAGCAAAGACGAAGGCGGTATATAGCGTGAAGGCTATGACCATTTTTCGTGCGTCTGTCATTGCATGTACTCCGGTGGCGGCTCCATCTGGTCAGCAATCATCGCGCGTGTACTCCGTTTTAGGCATTCCGCGCCACGCTACATAGGCAGCAGCGCACGACAGTAAGGCCGCCCACTTGAGCGCGTTAACAGACATGTGAGCCGCGTCACGAAGCTGCCTCATCGCTTTTCTGCTCGGCCTTCTTCCCGCCTACATAGGAGTAGCCGCCCAGTCCAGCCAGCGGCCCCGTTACTGCCGCCAGAGCGAGCGCAACGTCATGCCCGGCATATGCGGCCATGCAAAGGATGATCGTGCCAGCAGCGAGCGCAGAGGTTGCTATGATGAGCGAGACGCGCTTGACCGATGGATTGCCGGTGCTGCCGTTCTCGACGATGCGAGCAATCCACGAAATCAGTCTGTTCATTGCAGCCCCGCCAGCGTTCCGCGCTTGTTGATGGTCAGTGTCTGCCGACGCGATGGCTTGCCAGGTTCAGCGAACCCGATATGCACCCACGCGCCGTACTCGTGAATCAGTTGATCAAACTCGATGCCCATCGCAAAGACTGCCTTTGCTACGGCGAGAGGATTTCCGTAGCCGGGACAGGTGAAATCTACGGACAGTCCTTGACAGTGTGAGCAGGTTTTAGACCCGCCGACCAGAGCATTGACTTCGGCATTTCGGTATCCGCTCGACACGAGTACCGGCTTGCCCAGCATTTCGCGGATGGCGTCCATTTTTTCAGCAGTGCTTCGTAAATTATCAAGCTGCTTTCCGAACGGGATGTTTTTCATGCCGCGACGTGCTGCTGATTGCGATACGACCAACTCAGGCAGTGAAAAATACTTCGATAGCTGCGTCATTTCCCCGCCTCGCTTGGCATAATGCCGAGCTTAAACGCCCCGAGAATGACCCCGACCGACAAGACAATGGCAGCCGCTGTTTTTACCAAAGACACCATCATCCCTGCGGATTTCCACGTGGCGACCAGATCGGACACGGATGCTTTTATTTCAGATACGTCTTTCTGCATCTGCTCAATATGCGCCTTCATCAGCGCGATCTCAATGTCCTGATCTGAGTCGTGTCCTGTTCGCGTGGCCATGCGTTCTTCGGGTGTCATGTCAGTCCTTGCAGTACATGCTGTTTGGTTTTTCGTCGTGCCGCCAGCCCATGCAGTGAGCAACCTCATGCGTCACGCAAGCCGGGTACACCGATGGCCGAACGATGACGGTGCAAGGGTCGCCCGGATAGGCTACGGCAAGTGCGCCATCCGGCACGCCAGCATCCTGCACGGAGAAGTGTATCGTCACTGCATCACGGTCACGCGCTGGAGTTGGCGCGTCGAAGGTGGACGCGCAGCCGGTCAGCAGCAGTATCAGTCCGAGGAATCGCACAGCATCAACCCCGCATCAGCAATCACCTGCAAGCCATCGGCGTCCTCGGCATAGACGGAGCACAGCGGCTTGACGGCCTCGGCAATGTCCGCGCTGACGAGGCCAGACGAGACGTAGTGTGTCGCCGGGCCGGACGCTGACAGGCCGGTCGTGAAGCCTCCGGCAATGGCGCGTGCTTCTTCGACTTTGCTGGCCGGGACAATCATCGTTGCGTGGATTTCCATTTAGTAGACCCCGCCCATGTTCTTGTTGATGATGCGCTCGACGAGATTGATCTGCGCGTCGTTGCTCGCTGCGCCTCGGATAACTTCGGGGCTGAATACTTCGCCGGAGAAGCGGAGAGAGGTTCCGGCTCTGGCTCCGAAGTAGAGGGGGTTTGTGCTGTAGTTGCCCGTCCCCTGATCTGTAGACGATGTTGCGGATACAGCATTCACGCTCAGCGCGGCCACATCTCCAGCGATATTCCCCACTCCGGTTAGTACGCGAGAAATAGGAGCGGCATGGCCTGCCGTTGTTTGCGTAGAGAGCGCAGTCCCGCGTGATGCGAACGAGAAATTAGCCGCAGCACTTGCCGGAGCGGACAGTACAAATGCGCCGTTAGTTGTCGTTGCGTTCGTGCTCAGCTCGCATATAACCGCCTGCGCCGCGTCACTCGACTTCCGCACCCCAGCCCAAACCGTCATTTTGTCCGTCGCGCTGAAATCAACCGCAGCCGTCTGCAAGAAATCGTCAATGCCGTCGTACTTGATGCGCCGAGGTGCGCCGATGTCGGCGTAGTCGGTGGCTGTGGTGACGCGCTGGTAGGGGTAGGCGGAGTCTAGGGATAGGCGGAGGTCGGCTTGCGTGACAGTGCCAGCGACAGTAGCGGTCAGCGTGCCAGCCGTGCAGGTAATCGAATGCGTCCCCGCGCTGTATGCGCCTGTTGCCGTGCCGGACAGCGTGACAGTTCCCGCTCCGGTAAAGCGCAGAATGTAGCTGCCTGCAACGGTCGTCACATTCTGCGTTGCCAGCGTCTCTGTGCCGACAAACCGATTCACCCGCGCCTCAATCGTAGGCCGGGATGATGACGTGGTTTGGTAGCGGTGGTTGCCGGGGAGTTCGCGGACGGTTACGTTGTCAACCGAATAAACGGCCCCTGCCGAGGCGCATGAAAAATAGAAGTCGTTTGTTCCGGTCGCTTGCCGTATGTACTTTTTATGCCCGGTTGACCCAGTGATAGTAGTGGTTCCGCCACCGGCATTAAACCGAGCAGTGCCTGATGTATGCGTCAAATCAAGCTCCACTACATACCATCTGCCGGATACGCAAGATGCGCCAGTAGCCGTGGCAGTTCGTGACGCGGTCGCGTTAAAATTCAGCGAACCGCCGGAGATAGTGACTTCGGGCTGTAGAACCCAGCCGTCCGCGCTATCAAACCCACCATTAGTAACAAGCTCCGGCCCCAACGCCAACCCCAACCGATTATCCAGCGCCAGTCCAACAGGCTGCCCAACAGCCGTCACAGGCGTAGTGCCTGCCGAATCCTGAAACAGCGTCGAGAAGTCGGACGGGTCTAGCCAGATGCCTTGCTCGCCAGAAGAGAAGAGGGAGCGCAGATCAAGAGGGCCATCGTCTAGCAGCAGGAGAAGGGACATTTTATGCCTCTTTAGATCACGTCTTCGTACAGGACATTAATAACCCGATCAGCCGACTCGTTGCCAACACCAGTGGCAACCAGTTTGAGCCAAGGATAGCCCAAAAGCATTGAGGGCGATACGCCTTGCCAAGTGGAGGCAGTGGCACTTACCGACACTAAAACGCCGTTGTGGTAGATGTCCTTATACGTGCCCGCCTGCGTCAGGCTGCCCTGAAACTTCACGCTTGTGTTTGTCATCGCCGCCGGTAATTCCAGCGCACGAACGGCGTTTATGCCAATTTCAAAAGCCTCCGATGTCGTGCCAGCGTTCGGGATCGTTATTGCTTTCGCGTTGCTCATGATAAATGCCTCTGGGTTGATTGATTATATAACAGTACCGGCCATATCGGTACAGCCAGTTGAATAGGTGCCGGTTAGGGATGCCGCGCAGGTTCGGAGTTGTATCTCGATGTAATCACCTGCCGTTGCTCCTCTCTGTTAAATTGCGTTCCCACACCAGTCTTTTACACCGGCTGAGTAGGTTTGAGTGTAGGTGGTGCCGTTGGTGCGTGCTGTTGCTTGTGCTGTGTCGCCTGAGCCTAAGCCTATGGCCAGCATCGAGATGATTGCAGTGTCACCCGCGAACATTCCGCCAAGGCCGGTTAGCACTCCGCTATCAGGAGTAGTTGTCTTATCCACGACGACCACACCATTTATCATCACAGACGCATCGCCGGTTGTGCCGTCAATCAGCAGGGTGATAGTGTCGGTTAGTGCGCCTGCAATTTTTACACTGCCGATTAGACCGCCCGAGCTATTGCCGTGGACGATATCCCACTTACTTACGCCCGCGCTGAACGCCGCGCCGAAATTATCAAAGTTACTGCCCCGGAAAATTTGATGCCCGACAACGCCGTGCGCCGGATTAACGTCCGTATTAAACTCAACCGCACGCAACCCCGTCCAGCTTACAGACTTGCCGGGCGCGCCTGACCACATGCCATACGCGCTGACTCCATCCCCGGTAACACTAACCGTCTGCCCGACAACGGTCATTGGCGCTAAACCAAGAAGCGCATCTAGCCCCGCATTCGTCAGCGTGATGCCGCAGCCGGTAGGCGTTAAAATCTCCCCCGCCACAACCCCAATCATACAAGCGCCCCGATGATGTGCCAGGTATCTGTGCCGACCTTCTTCAAGGTAGCCGCACGATACTGAGCCGCGAGCGATAAGCCTACGGAATGAATCGTAACGCCGCCCGCACCAACGAACGAGACTACACCAGCGCCATCTTGCCATACGTCGATCTCCGTACTGATTGGGAATGCCGCCGTTGCATTCAGCGGGATGGTAATAGTAACCGCAGTCCCTGCCGTGCAGTTGATGTACTTGCCAGCGTCAATCAGTGCAAGCGTCCGGCTAGTGCCGGATTCTGTGATTACCTCACTAGGCGATGGCTCGACTAACTGGCCGGATGCGTTTAGGGTTGCGATGCCGGAAGGCTCCCCGGCATCACGTGAAGCTGCCGTACCAATCTGCACATGCCGGAACTCTTTGCTGAACGCGCCTTTGCTCGCGACGATTTTATACACGCCACCAGCAACAAAAAAACGAGCCAAACCGTCAAGACCGGACACGACCGAGCTACCAACCGGCGAACCCGTCGGGCCATCGTACAGCGTCGCAGGTGCGCCGGAGGCTTCGAGGTATACCGAGACGGTTGCAGCCGCCACAACCTGCTCGCCGCCGTCCGTGATAAATGACTGCCAAACAGAATACGTCATCTCGCCACCGCCTTAGAATCATGCCCAATCATAACACTTCATCCCCGCGAACGTCGCCGTTGTTGACCCACGTTATCAGGCTTGCGCCCTCTGAAATTGCGTACCCTGCTCGGCCGCTCTTGCTGGCTTTAGTGATCGGCTGTGGCGTAACCCCGCCAGCCGGGCGCGTCTGCACTGGACTCTGAGCAGCAATACCTGGCGCGCCTGCGTTCCTGCCGTACGCCCTTAAACCGCCAATCATCGGCAACACTTGAACCGACCCTGTCCCGCCAGCAATTAAAGACCCGCCGGATGGCGTCGTCTCTACGCTGTACTGTGGTATTCCACCAGGGGGAGAAGGATACATCGGAGCCAAGTCAGCTACTGTTAATGCAGGCTGTAATATATGGCCAGCACCTGTGCCGCTCGGCTGCACTGAGAATAACTTTTCGGCAAAATATGGGAGCCACGCCCCAAGCACCGACGGGAACCCGCCAGCGCCACCGCCTGCGATAAGCCCGGAATTATTTATCGTGATCGGGTGCCGTATCCGCATCGCATTTCCGCCGTCACTGGCAATGGCGAGCAACTCCCTGAACCCGCCGCTCAGTGCGCCGAGACCTCCATGCACGCTGCAAAACCCGCCCTCACCTATGACAGTCGCGCCAGCGCCGATGGTCAGAATCAGGGTTACACCACCAGGCCAAGTGCCAGTGTCAAGCGCTATAGATGGCGGCACTTCACGCATGTCGGACATCAGCTCAAAAGGTCGAAGGCTAGAGGTGTACGTCGCGCCAACAGCGAAGTTGGTTACAGTCGTAGCCTCGCGCCGCATCAGCGGTGCGAAGTCTCGTGTGATCGTCGTTGGTGTTGTTTTGTAGTAATAGCCTTTGAGCGACCCGCTAAACGTCTCGGAGAACTCATAGCCGCGTGCGCCAATGACAACGCCGGGGCGGATTTCAAAGCGCACCGTGTCGCCAGGGGCCGGTGGCATTGCAAACTGATCGTCGTATGCGTCGCGCAGATTAACATTGAGCGTGTCGGCAGAAATGATAATCAGCTTGTCGGTCACGTCAACCGGCGCTTCAAAAACAAACTCTTGTGCCGTGTAAACGAATCGGGTGCCGGGCCGATTTTGCTGTGCCGACATGACTTGCACGTTCAGCGGCAATGGTGCGCCAGTTGCATCAACAGATGACCGATGATTGATCGTGGCAAAGTCGCCAAGCCAGACATCGGAGTCTTTATTCGACAGCGCGAAGGTTATTTTTCGAGGCGCGCGGCCATATCGAGCGATGATCTTCTTCCCAAGGTCAACGGCTGCCGCGCCATTCGTTGGGCCAATCCAACGACAGAATATCTTTTTAATCTTCTCGACGCCATTCTTCACGGCCGAACCTTCGTCCGTGAAAATAATTTCACGCGCCGCGTAATTCGTTTCATCTGTCAGCCCAGCAATCGGGTTAATGATGGCGTAATACACCCAGACCTGCGTGATGAGTTGATCGTTAAGGTCGGAGACATCAACAGAGTCTTGCTCAAGATTGGAAAACTCATCAAGCTGATAAATCGTGTCGCCTTGCGCCGGACGGATGGCGCGCATCTTGAGCAGCGAATTGCGCTCATCCCAAATCTGATAAAAATACATCTGCTCGGCCATCTCGGAAACGAGCGAATTAACGCCCGTAGGCTCGGCGATGATGCCGTTATACAGTCGCGGCATGTAGTCGGTTTGTTCCTGCGCCCACTGCGCGAGGTCGAGCAAGTCCGGGGCGATTCCCGCGAAATTCTTTTCCAAATCTTCGAGGATGTACGCTGGCGACTTTGAGTCATACACCAGGCAAAGCTGAACAACGTCCCCCGCCTTCGCGTCTTTGGCTTCGGTGTTGTGCCTTCCGCGCACAATCGTTACCGCGTCGCCGACTCGCGTGAACGTGCATAACTCAGCGCCGATACGCAACAGGCCGGATGCTGGATACTCATCGTTACCGATGCCAACAGGGTTGAGGGTGAACGCGGTGTCACTTGCCGTGATTGGTGCGAGCAAGGTGCCTTTGCTAACAAATGGCGCTTTTGCCTTCTCGTCGCTGAGCTTTGTCAGCAAGTCCTTACCCTGAATCGTGACGCGGCCCGATGCGTCGGGGCCGTTGATTGTTGTGACAAAATACGTTCGGGTCACAACGTCAACCACTGCCCCGTTTTTGATGAAGCCGGTGTGATGCTTGACCGTGCGGCCGATGTAGTAAGGGTTGCGCGCTTTCCACTTCGTCCAGAATGTGCCGCGTTCCGTCGCGATGTAATTGGCATCACGGCTCATGCGGTTTGCGATGTACGGGTCAACCCACTTGTCTGTATGTGGATGGTCTTGCAACTGCACCGTGATGCCGCCTCGTGTACCTAGCGCAGAGGACGACGCGCCAGCGCCGATTGGGTTGATGCTGCCCGCTGAGAGCGTGACGGACGACAGCGATGGAATGTAATACGCGCCGTCGGGCAGGAAGGATTGGCTCTTGCAGAAATTCAAAACCAATGGCGCGAGCTTGCCATAAATATCCAAAGGCCTGTAATTCGCAGGGTCTTGGCAAGTCGAGCGCGTGTTGTAGCACTCGGTGCCGCCGGTCGCGAGCGAGGCGGTGCAGGTGATGCCGTTACCATAAACATTTTGGCAAAAGTCCTGATGCAACTCCACCCACTCGAATGGCTCAAGCGTGACATTACTCATCTGTCACCCCTGTAACATCAAGCGAGACTTCCATCAGGTCGCGGATGCCCATGTTGCTTGGTCGGATGTCTTTGCTCGTCCAGACAAACCCAATCTCTGTTGGGAACGTAGCTGGCCGCCATGCAATAAAAAAAGGCACCGTTCGGGCTGCCTTGACGAACGGGTCAAAATATTGGCGATACCAAAGCGCCGTAAGGTTCTTCCAAGCGTAGGAAGTGCTTGCACCTTGGCGTGTGATCGAGCGCGCCATAAATTGCCCCGACTCACTCATCTGATTAAAAATTGTCGTGTCACGGTTTAGCGTGATCGGCGCATGACCGCCGTAGATTGGCCGCTGCATTTGCAGCATCTCGCCGATGTAAATCACGCCGATGCGTGGGGACACTGGCCCGGCAACCGTCATGCGCCAGTAACGCGCTGTGGTCGTCGCGTAGATCACCATGATCGGCGCGTTATCAGCAGGCGCGAACGAGTACATGCCCGTCCACGTTAACCCGTCGGTGCTGTACTCAATATCAAGCGATGCGCCAGATGTGCCGAGCGTGTGCGCCGCGATACCGATGTAATCAGTATCAACGCCAGTGCCTGCGTCAATCGTCCACGATGCTGGCATAACGTCTGGTCGCCAGTATTCGTTGGTAAAAATGTTCACTGCATCACTCGCCGGGCAGCCCGCTGCCTGGCTGGATGCGGTCACGTTGTCGGCTGTGCAGATGGTCTTGTAGCCGATCATCGCATGGGTCAGCGGAAACGGAGGCAGTGGGCCTGGCGTTCCGCCTAGGATCAGGCTTGGGGAAATAACAACAGGCATCTGGCTACGCTCCCGACAGCGTGAAGCCGTCCTTGAATGCCTCGTGAAGCAGTCCGATCACGGCCTCACGACCGAAATAATCACCAACCAGCGTGACATTGCTTCGCTGAGATGGGCCAGACGCTGCCGATCCGCCACCTGTGCCCGTGGCTGCTGCGTTGATGTTGGCTGTTGGCATTGACGTAGCGCCTACGCTCCCACCGCCACCGAACGTCTGCCGCCTGATGTTGGCCACGTTAGACATACCGCCAGCGGTAATTGCAGCCGCTGCCATAGGGCCAAGCGGCCAGCCCAATTCAAGCGCCTTGGTCGCGCCGGTAATTGTCGAGACGATCGCCTGTGAAATAGACGCTATTTTCCCGACCTCGAACATCTTGCGAGAGCCGCTGTTCATCAGGCTTGTCAGCGCGTTCATGGCATCACCGAGAATTGCTTTTTTGTTCGCCGCTTCCATCTCTGCCCGCTTTGTACGCTTGTCTGCCTCGCGCTTTTCGATCTCTGATTTAGCCGACTCATGCGCCATCATCGCCTGCAATTCGCGAGCGTCGAGCTCATCCTTTGTGCTGATCCCGGCCTCACGTGCAGCCGCGATAATTGCGTTTTCTTCTTCAAACTTTTGAGCAAGCCGCTCCTGCTCAGTCATGTATTGCTGATCAAGCCGCGCCAGTTCTTTGGCCGCCCCCTCGCGCAACATCTGATCCTTTTGTGCTTGCTTCTCGCCCTCTGCCCATAGTTCTGCTTCGATTTCGTTGGCAAGTGCGGCTTGCTTGTCGGCTAATTTTTTGGCGTTTGCAGCAATAGCAGGGTCAACCGCACCCGCTACCGCGTCGCCGCCCTGACTTGCAGAGCGCGCGGCAGCCGCCATTGCCGCGCCCTCTGCGCTGGCTTTTTTCGCGTCCTCTGCGTATTTCAGGAACACGTCACCCGCCAACGGCTTTTCAAACTGCGCGCGCATATTCGCGGCGGCTTGGGCCATGACCGATTGTGATTGCTTTACCTTTGCTTCCAGCGCGACGACGTTTGATGTCAGGTCAACGCCAGGGATAATATCCATGGCGCTAACAATGCCTAGCGCGACCTTGTTAAAGGTCTCCTCGATCATGGCAAAGCCGTAAATAAGCGAGTCCGACACAGCAACGCCGATACGCTTTATCCCGTCGATAGCGTTCGCAAGAAAAGCGACGACCTTAATAGTGGCCTGAACAGCAGACTGCACCATATTGCCAAATCCGCCACCCTCTTTCCCCGCCTCAACAAAAGACTTTGAAATAGCTTCAAGCAGCGGGGCAAACTCTACGGCGAGCTTGTTTGATATTCCATCAACAACCATCCCCGCGCGAGAAAAAGCATCATTCGCGGCGGCAACTTTTGCTGCGTCGATGTCAGACATCGACAAGCCCATCGCGTCCAAGTCTGCCGATGCTTGTCGAATCGCGTCGCCGCCTAGCCCAAGCGATGCGGCTAAATCTGGGCCAATCTTCGCGCCAAAAATATCAGATGCAATGGATGCCTTGTCCGCTGCGTTACCGTATCCGGCCATGGCGTCAGCAATGGCTGCCATACGCTGGTCGGCGTCCATTGCCGACAGCTCGGATACCGACAGCCCCAGCTTTTCAAACGTGGCTTGCGCTGTTTTGTTGCCGCCTTGAGCGTCGCCGATGGCCACGTTCAATTTTTTCACGGCCATCTGCGTCTGCTCAGTGCTAATCCCCGCCTCGCCAAGGGCGAAGGTGAGCGACTGCATAGACTTTACAGATGCGCTAGACTTAGCCGCCATTTTATCTAGCGCGTCAACCGCCTCGAATCCTTTCGTCGTCAGCGAGAAAGCCAACTGCGCGCCAGCTTTTATCACTTCAGCAGCTAGCATCCCTATCGCGGTGCCTGCTGCGTGCGCACTCAAAGACATCTGCTTCATGGACTTGTCAGCGTCGGCCATCCCGCGCGTTAGCCCAGACGTGTCCGCGCCAACTCTTACCGCAACATCGCCGACGATTTCAGCCATCAATCTAACTCCGCGTAAAGTGCCGCCCACGAATCCGAGTCAGCACAATCCCCTCGCCGCTGCCTCAGTTTTTCTTCGGCGATCCACCAAAACTCCGTTGGGTGAGATTGCCAAAAGTCCCTAGGGCTCAGCCCCCAACCCGTCCAGACTTGGTAGGCTGCTTTGCATGAGCCTTCTTCTTCGCAGGGCTCGCCGGTTCTCCCGGCGCGGGCTCCCCCTCGTTTGCGCCTTGGCCGAATCCTTCCGGCTGTACGCAAAGATTGAGGATTTCAAAAAGTGCGAAGGCGTGAAGGTACAATTGATCAGGACTTGCGCCGATGCTGACATTATAAGGCTTAACATTTTTTGCCCCTGCGTAATTTAACGCAGCCGCAAAAGCCGTCGCAACTTTAGTGATAGGCACGTCCTGATTGTGTAAGGCGATGACCAGTTTATTGCGGCTGATCACTTCTTCAATTGTGCCAATCAGCCCCCATACGCGATCAGCGGTAACCTCGAAGTCTTCGCCGTTGTAAGTCAGCGTGACCGGCTTAAATGGCAACCCGCTCATCACGGTGTTCCCGCCGTGTAAGTCCAGTCACCAGACGACTGCAACGAGGCCGAGAATGTCACGGCTTCATTATACGTTCCGGTTTCTTCGAACGATGTCAGGAAAAAATCACCTGCCAAAATGCCGCCGTCTGTATACACCAGCGTCACGTCCGTGAGCATGAGCGAGCCGCCAGTAATTGCAGCGACTCTCAGCGTCGAATCCTTGGTAACGCCCTCGACGGACAAGTCAATAGACTGCGTGCCAACATCGCCAAGCAAGGTGCGATAACCGAGGTCATCATCGCTGGTAATATCAATTGGCTCACCAGCAAAGGCAACGCCTTTTGTCTGGACGCCAGCAATCGTGACTGCGCCGCGCTTGATTAAAAAACTTCTGCCTTTTTTTGCTGCCATGGTGTTAACCCTCAATCGTGATTCTAAAAACCGCGATGCCGTGACGGGTGATTCCGTCCGCATCCAAAAACGACTGAGCGGAAACCCAGTCAACCCCAACAAGCGAGTAGCCTGTCACGATAATATCATAACGGTGCAACGCATTATAGATCACGTCTGTTATTGCTTTAACTTCCTTGCGTCCTTTGGCACGGCTCCATATATGGATCGTGACGGTCGCATCAGCACCAAGCTCGGTGTCGGTGTCCCACTCAACAATCGAGTCGTCGCCGATAACAACATACGGGAACGTAGCCAACTTGCCCGAGTCCGCTGGCTGTGGCACGTCATCATAGACCGCCTTGATGATGGCGGTTAATGGTGAGTAATTTTTTAACCGAGAAAAAACAGCAGCCTGTATCGCCGTTGAAAACCCCATGTCATTCCCCCGGAATCTTGGCGGCTGATTTGCGTTTTTTGGCAAGTGCTTTTTCCCACTTCTTGCCAAACTCGTCGCGCAACATGCTAGACATCTTCGCGCGTGCCGCGTCTACTGCTGGACGAACGAATGGCCGGGGGGACGTGTCTTTTGTTCCGTACTCAACGAACCGCCAATAATATGCGTCGAACGTTGCTCCCTTCGCACCCGCCCAGATTTCAAAAATAGGATTGTCCGGCTTTGATTTTCGCGAGCGCACCTTCAGGCTGGCCTTCATTGCGCCAGAATCTACGGGCGCGTTCGCTTTTGCGTCTTTGTTTATTGATACGGTAATTGCGCGAATCGTGGCGCGCATGATGTTATTGGCCTCTCGAGGCGCAACATCTTTAAGCATTGCGCGAACCTCATCGATGCCTTCAATCGTGAACGTGTTGTTCGCGCCCATCACGCAACCCCCCGCTCTGCTACGATCTCAAGGTACATCGTGCGCTGCCCGCCAATTGGTAGCGCCCTGATGTTGTACCTTACGCCGCCCCACTCGATATAGTCAGAGTCGAGAATATCCGCACGATACCGGATCACAAATTTGTATGACGCGCTTGCCGCGATTGCGCCAGCTTCCAGCCGTTCGTTGCCTGCCGATGCGATGACCTTGGCCCACAGCGTCGCGTAGGTTGCAGTCGTTGCCGTATGCCCGCCCATGCCGTCGTCTGCAAGCGTTTCGCGCACGACCTTGATGCGTTGGTCTAGCTCCCCCGGCATCCACTTCATACGCCAATCCGCACGCGGTAAGGGTACATGAGCGAGGCTGCTGCTTGATTGACGTACAGCGCCTGCCACTGTTGCGCGGCGCGGTTTTCGTACATGTCACCAATCTTGAGCAGCAACGCCTGCTTTATGGATGCTGGCACCGTGGCAGAACCAGCGGAGTAATACACTTTTACCCTAGTCCCACTAACGGCGCTTGCCAGCGTTACTAATCCGCTCAGCGCGTCCAGCGTGATACCTGTGGTAACAGACTGCGCCGCGCCAGCGGCATCAAGGTATTCGACTTTTGAAACAGCCGTGACCCCCGTAGCAGTCAACTGGATTTCCGTACCAACCAAAGAATCGAACGTCTCCACAAATGTGGCTGCCGCCCATGGTCTATTGCAGTACATCTCCGCCGAGTCACGCGCCGCGCTGATTATCGCTGTGATCAGCGAGTCATCGTCTGGCACGTCAACGCGCAAATGGGCCTTGGCCTCAGCCAAGGAGACAGGCTCGGTAACCGGATCGGAGAGACGGTAAATCATTTGCGCGCCCGCGCTGGTTTTGGATCCGCTACTGGCACAGCTACCGGCTCAGCAACAACAACAACCTCAGCGGACACTGCGCACTGCGCGTCGCGTATTAGATGCTGGCCAATATCGTCAGAGACGATAGCGATGTCGCCCGGCGCAAAATTGCCGACAGAAGAGCAGAATCCGCTTGATGTGAACTTGATTCTCATGTTGCCTCCTGCTTATTAAATAGGTGAGCGGCCCGAAGGCCGCTCGGTGTTGCTTAGGCTGGTGTCAAGTCGCCAGCGCGTACAGCGGCTGGTACTTCCGTTGCGAGCGCGAGACTGCGTTCAGCACGGATAGTAACCAGGTTCTTGGTGAAGTTGTCAGAATCGGAATCAGACAACTCAACAACAACGCCCTCACGGTTGTGCACCGTGTAGGCCATGCGGAACGCACCGACTGCCACGTTGTCCAGCGTCATGCCTACAGACTGGATAACAGGCAAGCCCCAGAGACGCGGCTGGCCAGCATCGTTGTAAGACAGCAGAGTCTGACCGGCTGCGGTAGTCAGCAAGTCGATCTCGATAGCTGCCCAGTCAACAGGATTCAGCAGCACTGCGTCGGCGGGGTAACCGGCGTTATGGCAGTCGGCCATCATCTTGCGAATCAGCACAACTTTTTTCAACGTTGAACCAAGATCAGCGTTGGCGTAGCCGTGGGCCGTGAAATTACCAGCGTTCAGAATGCCGGAAATGATCGGGGCCACACCTGTACCTGATACCAATTGAGTTTCAACCTTGCGGTTTACGCCGTAAATCATGCGATTGTTGACGTAGGCTGCAAGTGCGGCATTGTCACCAGCAAGCTGCTTGCTGATCTTGAGCCAATGCGCGACCGTGCTGATCGGCATAGATACAAGTGAGAAGGTGATGGCCGACTCAGTTTTTGCGCCGCCCTCTGCAACTTCTACAGCGTTGTTGGTGAACGCGAGTTCCTTGGTGAACTCGATTGCATTCGAGCTAGTAGGGCTGGCATTCAAAAACGCTTCGAGCGTCAACATAGGGGCAGCGCCTGGCACCACGCCAGGCTTGCGATCAGGCGCAACGGTCGCATCTGCGCCGACGATGGTGTTCTTCAACTCAACGCGGCACTTGGTGGACTGGCCGCTCTGATAATTCTTCAGGGCATCGGCCTTTACCAACTGGTCGCCAAGCGAATCAACACCGGCCACCTGCGCAGGAGCAAAACCCTTTTGCTCAAGCTGGGCAAGACGGTCAGCAAGTTCCAACTGCTTTACGCCAACGGCATCAATAGCGGCGGTGGTGTCGGCGGACACCTTGCCATTTTCACGCGCCTGGCCTTCGGCTTTCTCGGCCATCGTTTTCAGTGCTTGTTCAACAGAGTCGAGACCCTTTGCAATCTTTTCAAGTTCCATGATGTTTGCCCTCCAAGGGCTGAGTTTTTTGCGGGATTTTAACGCTCACCCATCGAAACGATTCGCGCAATTCGCGCCTCTATTTCAGAGAGTGCCTTCACCTCGGCAGCTTTGGCGGGATCACCCTCGCCTGAAAATACTGCTTTAGCGCGAGCGACTAGCGATACCGCCGCTCCTTTGCTGAGGCCGCCTGCATCCCGCAAGAAACGCTCAAAATCTCGTACCGTCTCAATGTCTTTTATGGCGTCTGCCAAATCCTCGCCCTTCACGCTCGCCGTATCAATACGCGCTGAGCCATCGGCAGGGAACGCGACAGGCGATATTTCCATTAGCCGCGTCCATTTTGTAATAATGCGCCCGCCTGCTTCCGTTTCCTGGTAATCGTTTTTTGAAAGGAAGCCGCCGATACTCAAGCCGTCGATCGTTCCGTGCTTCATTGATGCGCGAACATCGGCGGACAATGACAAGTTCGGCGTGAGCTCGCCAGATACAAGCAGCCCAATATCATCTTCGATTAGCGATGTCCATTTGCCGATAGGCAAATCCCACGAGTGATTGAAAAACATTTTGGGCGCGCCGTTTTCTTTCAACGTGTCAACAAATGCGCCCTTTAGGATCGTGTCGCCGTAGGAATCGACGCCGCCAAAAACGGAGGCGTAGCCGGTAAACGTACCCGCGTCGCCTTCCATTTTCAGCGATACGTCGGTCAACGAAAGCGTTTTATGAATCATCATAGTGTTGGTACTCCGGGTGCCGCCCCGAGTCGCGATAAGGGGACAAGGTTGCTTTGTGCGGTAAGTTCGTCGCCGTACTCGATAGGCGGGTCGTTCTCAAGCTGGCGGCATTCGTTGCGGGTTTTCAGCCCGTTCTGAACGGCTTTTGAATACACTTCCATTCTGTCTTTTATGTTGCCGCGAAGTAGCGCATCGTGGCTAAACTCAGCGGAAAGCCGAGCGCGCTGGCCCGCGGTCATCACGCGCTTTCTAACAGCCTGCTCAATACTGATGAGCATGGGACGAATTGTGAGCTTGTGAAAGCCGTCAACAATCTGTTCGATCCCGCTGCCCCACGTGGTCACGTTACTGTGGTGCACCAGCACTGGCGGCACGTCGAACCATCTGCATATTTCTTCAACCCCGAACTTACGGGACTCGAGCAACTGCTGATCCTCTGGGCTGATCGAGAGCTGCTGATATTTCATGTTGGCTTCAAGCACGGCCAGCCTTGCAGTCGGGCCGGTGCTGAGCGATGAAAACTCTTGCCTAACCGAATCCCGCTGATCTGGCGTCAGCGTGTGGTCGATCATCAGCACGCCAGTAGGCTTGCCGGAATTGCCGAATACCTTTGTGGCGTTGCTTTGCGCCTTGGCCATCTCGTCGGTGGTGGCGCGCATATAGTCCAGCTTGGAGAGACCCGTTGTGCCGTTGCCAAGGCCTTTCAGGTGCAGGACGTTGGACTCTGCTAATACGGCGATGTCTTGGCCTACCCTGTAGTGGTAGACGAGTGCGCCGTCATCCATGACGACCATCTCAACCTGATCGGAAGGCATCGGCCACATGGCCAGCGCCTCGCCTTTGTCATCACGCACGATTCGAGCGTAAGCGTTACCGCGCAGGTCGTGGTTGACCATCAGGGCGCGCCAAAATTCGTAAGGCGTCATCCGTGAATTTGGGGATTCGTGCAGCAAAAAATATAGCCGGTCTTGGCGGGCTAAGGTGCGGACGCCGTTTTTGGTTTCATAAACAAAAAAAGGCAAAGAGGCGACCATGCTGGCCCGTCGGTCAACGCACGCCCAGACCGGCGAAAGCTGCAACGCACCATCTGGGCCAACGTCGCGAGTGTCCTCAACGAGCGCGGCCATCGGCACGGTTGACTGTACGCCACGGCTGTACGCCAATGCGCCGCCGCTGCGGAACACGTTCCACCACGCCATTAGGTGCGCCCCAAGCTGTCGAGAAAGCCGAGCACGTCATTAGGCTTTTT